TGGCCGTTGCTAGTTTAAAACTAGGGGAGACAGCCGGAAAATATGAAAGCATCCGCGATGCCTTTGGGTCCATGACTAAAGACATGGGAATTGATGTTGATGATTTTGAAAAAAAAGTAGCTGACGCCTCGAGAGGCACGATCGACAAATTGTCTATTTTAGAGGGTGGGACCACCGCATTAGGCTTGATCGGCGGTGAGGCATTTTCAGACTTTGGGACCCAATTTGCACAAATGGCGAAATTATCCAAAAAAGCAGCCCGGGCAACCGGTAAAGATGTTGATTATATGTTTGAAAGTTTGATCACCGGTATATCCCGTGAATCACAAATGATTTTAGATAACTTGGGAGTAACGGTCGATGTTGTTCAAGCAAAAAAGGATTATGCCAAGGAAATAGGCAAATCGGTCGATGATTTAACCGCGTCAGAGGAAAAAACTGCGGTCCTCAATTCAACACTCGAATTATTAGAAACCAAATATGGTGATGTGGCCGTTTCTGGCGGGGGGTTTTCTGGGGCAATGTCGGCTCTAAAAACAAATATTACCAATGCAAAAATAGAGATTGGCACTCAATTATTGCCAGTGCTAAACGATTTGGTCCGAGGGATATCTCCACTTATAAAAGAATATTTGCCACCACTTATTGATGGAGTTAGGCAGGGCGTCGAGTGGTTTAAGAATTTGAGCCCAGAGGTCCAAAAACTAATTGGTGCTTTTACTCTTTTATTCCCGGTCCTTGCTCTAGTTACAACTTTTATCACAATGTTTTTGATTCCGATCATCGGCGCTATTTTCAGCCCGGTTGGGTTAATAATTGGGGTTATTGTTGCTCTTGCTACCGCTTGGACCACAAATTTCATGGGTATTCAAGAGATCACCTCAAAGGTTATCGGTGAGATTATAAGTTTTTTCAACAATGTTTTAATGCCAGCTTTTCAATTATTCGTTGGTTGGTTTACCCAAAGATGGGATTTTATTAAAATGATGATCGAGGGTGCATGGCAAGCAATAAAAGGGGTGATCCAAGTCGCTTGGGCGATAATTTATGCTCTTTTATCGGTTGGCATTGCTCTATTTACCGGTGATTGGAAAAAAGCTTGGGAAAATGTCAAACACTCAGCATCGATTGGGTGGGAAGGTATTAAAAACATCTTTTCCGGAATAATCACCTTTATTGCGGGATGGGCTGGGACAATATTAAATGATTTAGTCGAACCGTTTACAAAAGCTTGGGAAAAAATCAAAAAGATAGTGGAAAAAATCAAAGACAAACTTGATTTTACAAAACGTCACTCGCCATCAATTATGGATATTCTTAATCGAAGCGTTAATTTAGCAAATAAGACCTTGGGTGATCTTGATTATAATATCGGTATGCCTACCGCGAACCACACAGCGTCAGCAATGGGAAATCTCTCATCAGGCGGTGCCCCGGTGAATATTAATATTAATCTTGATGGTGCTATTATTTCAAGTGATGCCGTCGCCGACGAGTTTGCCGAAAAGATCGGGGATAATATAATCAAAAACCTTGGTCGGCATGTAAGGATGTAATATGGCCAAACCAATAGTCACAACACAATCGTCAACTAATATTGCGCTCACAAGTGCCACTGGAAATGGAAATATTATATCGGGCGCATCGATCACCGAGCGAGGTTTTGAATATAACACCGTTCAAGCTCAAGCCCCTGACGACATTTTAATCGTTAAAGAATCCGGCAGTCATAGCACTGGCGCTTTTACCGGGTCCCTAGTTGGTTTGACCCCTGGTCAAAAATATTACATTAGAGCTTATGCCAAAAATGCCGATGGCTATGGATATGGGGGATGGGCCGAATTTACTTGCACCTCACCAACCTACAACGTCACTATCAATGGAATTGATCGAACTGGCGATATTTTAAATAAAACTCTCAAAATAATCGATGCAATTAATGAAAAGGTCAATACCTGTCAATTTATTTTGGATGATTTAAGTGGCAACGGGATTCCAAACAATGATCAAGAGATAACCATAACGCTCGATGATGGGACCGTTATTTTTGGTGGCTACATATTAAATGTGTCTTATATGAATAAAATGAGAGGGGGAGCGGTCCGAGTGAGTGTTGCGTGTGTTGATTATGTGCGGTTGCTAGATCGCAACTTGGTCCATCGTACCTATACCGACAAAACCGACTTGGAAATTGTCAACGATATTATAACTAGATATTGCGCCGGCGTTGGCATTACAACAACAAACGTCATTGAGGGTGCCACCATCGATCAAAAAAGTTTTAATTATCTCCAACCAAGTGAGGCAATTAATCAAATTTGTGAATTGACTGGCCGACATTGGTTTATTGATTACAACAAAGATATTCACTATTTCCCACTCACTACCGTTTCGGCCCCATTCGACATCGATGTCGATAGCGCTAATTATTCAGGAATAAATATTAGTCGAAATGCCTCACAAATCAAAAATAGAGTTTATGTCAGAGGTGGGACCAAGTTATCAGATTTCACAACTTATATTGAAAAAGGTAACGGGGAAAAATTACAATTTGTACTCCCGGATAAACCACACTCGGTGACAATGGAAGTTGATCGCGGGGCGGGATATATAGAGGAAACCGTCGGTATTAAAAACGTCGACACTACCGGGTCCAAATGGTATTTAAACTTTCAAGAAAAATATATCGAGCAAGATGATAGCGAGGTTGTTTTGGGTGCCACCGATAAAATGCGCTTAACTTATAAATATGATATTCCAATTCTTGTCGCAGTAGAAAACACGGCATCAATTGCGGAAAACGGCCAAAGAGAATTTGTCATCTTTGATAAATCGATTACCACCACCCAATCGGCCCGAGATAGAGCCACTGGTGAGCTCACTGACTACGCAAACGACGTTATTGAAGGATCATTTTTAACTTGGGAAACTGGATTTGTTAGTGGCCAATATATGAATATTAATCTGCCCGAATATGAGGTTGATGATGATTATGTGGTCCAAAAAGTAGTTGCCAAGGCAAACGGCGCCGGCCACTATCAATATGAGGTTTATATCGCGAGCGTTAAAACTTTGGGGATTATTAAATTTCTGATAAAATTACTCGAAGCAAATAAAAATTTGATCGAACTCGACGACGACGAAGTGGTCGACGAACTGTTACAATTAAGTGACTCACTTTTGAGCGATTCCTTAATAGATAGCTTGGTGATCGATTCAACCGGTCCATATCACGTTTATCAAGTTGATAGCACACCTTACATTGAGGATTTAGGAATTGCGCGGTGGGGATTATCGCAATACAAATATTAATATGAAATATCAAAAAGTAAACGGCATATATTTACAAATACCCGAGATCGTGAGACCGGCGGGCTTTGTTGGTGTTTATTTAAACGATGCCAAAACCGGTAAATTAAAAAGCTTTGATTACATAAAAAATACATACGTTACCACTGGTAAAAATTCACTTTCAGCACATCAAAGAGGTGTTGCCAATAAAGGCGAAATTACATATTGCGCCGTTGGAACCGACGACACCGCACCAATTGAGAGCGACACAAAATTGCTCACAGAGATCGAGCGCAAATTAATATCCACAAGAGAAGAAAACGCCGGAGCAGAAAATGCCAATGATTACACAATATTTTTTAATACAAGTGAAGCCAATGGAAGCTTGAGAGAAGCCGGCCTTTTTGGTGATGACGCAAGCGACACCGTCGACACCGGTACTTTATTTACTCGCGTCGCTATTAATAGAGAGAAAAGTACAAGCGACACCTTAACAATCGCTTGGACTGTTATAATTGGATAATTATGTCAAATTCATACGACGTGGTCCCCGGCAATGATATTAGATCGGCCGATCACAACCTACTAAGACAAGACTTGCTCACCGGAGTTAGAATATCCGAGGATAAGGCCGGAGCATCAATAGTGACTATTGATTTTAGTGATGTTAGCAAGGGAAATATCAAAAAAGTGGCCGTCGATCAAAACACAACTTTGAGATTTAGTGGCATCACAAAATACCCAACTGTTTTTTTTGTAGAGTTTGAAATGGACGCATCGGGTGGCCACGTTATTACTATCGATCAAAGCGGGGTTAAATATCCCGGAGGCACCGCACCAACCGTTTCAGACGGCGCAAATGATGTCACCGGATTAATGTTTATTTGTTGGGGAGTTAATGATTTTAGTTGCTACTACGCCGGATTTGATTTATCAGAACCCGCTTAATTTAATAATTAAATAGGAAAGTATTATGTTAAAAAAATATTTGCTCTTTATGATGTATGTCTATGAGATAAAGGATGAAACCGGCAATTTTGTTAATAGTGCCGAGGTCCAATTAGTTGATACCTCTCGAGAATCAGCCGAAAAAAGAGCTTTGGAATTGGTCGGTAATGATAAAAGAAAATCGGTTTTTATTAAAAAAATAATTGAAAATTTTGAACCGATTAAATAAAAATGATCGTCCCAAACATTATACTTATCTGGCCCGGAGCTAATGCGAGTATTCCTAATGGATTTAGTCGTCAAACTTCTTTGGATAGTAAATTTATCAAAGGGTGTGGATTAGAAGATCCCGACGATACTGGTGGCAGTGATTCTCACTCTCACACTTCGCCAACTCACGTTCACACTATTGTAAGTCATAACCACACCATGACCACTAATGGAGGTTACAACGATGGAAGTGGATATGAGGATGAGGGGGATGGAGATAATAGCCGAGCCCCGGGAGACAATCATACTCACAA